GTCTTATTGTTTTAGATCCAGCTGCTTCTGTTACATTTAAATTAACTGTAGATTTATTAGCTGTATAAGTAACACTTCCACCATTTGCAGTTGATGGATCAAATAAATTATTCTGTGACATTATATTTTTACTGTCAAAGATAGTGAGAGGATTAGAAACTCTTAATCTTCCGAATGCATCAACATTATTACCACCGATTGTAATTAACTGACCATTGCCAATATTTACATTATCACAACTCATTAGCAACCAAACCTCATACTATACCAAATATTTCTTTCTACTTCTTGTTTTAATTCTTCTTGAAAAGAAAAGTTTAATTGATCTTTTAATGTTTCTAAGGCTTGATTAATCTGCCTTAAACTTTCCACAGTATAATCCTGAGGAGGTTCTGGTATGTAAAGATTTATTTTAGCCATTATGTTTGTGGAGCACTTCCGCCTCTACCGTCTGGTTGTATATCTAGTCTAAATATACCATAACGCCAGTTGTCGTTAAGTGCATCGTTTTCAATTTTTATTGACGCAAGTCTTCCTCGCGCGCGCGTGTCTATCTTATCTGTTGTTGAAGATACTGTAAAGGGACCTATAGTTGTTTGTCCTAGAGCCGTGGTTGAATCTGCTGGATAAGCTTTAAAGAATAAAGTTACTTTTGCATTACCATCTATGTATTTAAAGTCAGGTATAAATCTTCTAATCTTAATAAAGAATTCACCATCTCCCTCTATATCAAGATCAAAGTCTCCTGATCTTATAAATGAAGATATAACAACACTTGTTGTATTTGTGCTTGTTAAATTAATAACTTCATTCACACCTACTTCATGTGCAAATACATAACTACCTCCATTACTAATACCATTTATTGTAGGAGTATTTGGAGTTAAAGTGCTTATATATTTAGTAGCACTTGGATATTCTAATACATGAGCATCTTCATATGTTGTTCTTGCAAGAGAACCTGTTGTCCATGTTTGAAGTTCGTAATTATAAGTAACAACTCTATCTATTTCTGTTGAAGATGCTTGTGGATAGAACCAGTTAATTTCTGTAAATAAACTATTGTGCCCTGCAAACACTGTTTCACCATTTGTAAAATTAAGTCCTAAAGCATCTCCTGTTGTAGTAAATACAAAGTTCTCAACTGAAGATGGTAATGTTTTAACTGTTCCGTCAAATACAAAAAAGTTACCCGAATCACCCATCCAATATACAGCACCGTCTACAAAGACTGCTGCATGTTGACCAACACATCCACAATTAGATCCAACTTGACGTATACTAAATGTAAATGGTGGTCCTACAAACTGCATTGTGTAAGCTGCTTCATCTGTAAGGATAAGCATATAATCTTTACCTTTAACAGCAGCTATAATTCTACTACCATTATCTAATCTAAATGTCCCTGCTGTGTTTGTAGAAGTTGGTTCATATACTTCAATATCTTCTTGATCTGAAAATCTTATAAACATTGGATCTTGAGTCGCAACGTTTCCAATAGAAGTTTCTGTTCCAAAATGAATCAAATGTCTATCTCTGTCCGATACTCTTGTTAAAACTGTTGCTGTAGGGTTTCCTGGTATAACTGTCGCACGTGTATTAACTCCTGCTCCAGCATTTGGATCCCATGAAAAAGTTTGTCCATCTTTAATTGTTGCAATTAATAATTCTCCAAAATTATCCAGAGACCAGTTACCCGCTTCAATAGTTGTGTTAGAAACTGTTCTTGAAGTACCCCAAAGATCTAATCCCCATGTTCCTGCTCCCCATCCATAACCAAGTGTCGCGGTTAATGGACCGACAATAACATATGGATTTGTTATAAGTGATCCACCTGTAGTAACTCCTGTACCTGTTTCTGTAACAGGCATAGTGATTGTAAATGTATTTGCAGTTGGTACTGTTTTAACTTCAAATGAATTAGTTTCAAAGTTAGCAGTTGTAAAACTTGTTGTAGTTGGTCCTGGTGTTGTTACACTTGTAAATTTAATTAAATCTCCAACAAGTAAATTATGTGCATTTTTATTAATTGTAACTGTTGCAGATCCCGTTGTTGATGTATAAGTACAACTTGTTAAAGCTGTTGCTAAGGGTGTAATATCATAAAACACTTCATCAAAAAGAATATATAAAACTTTATCTGTTCCAATAGCCACGTAACGTCTACCTGTTAAATCAAACCAAGAATGTATGTCTCTAGCTGCTCCTACTAATATAGATGAATTAATTTGTTGCCAACCACCTATCTTTTCAGGTGATCCATATTGAAAACGTACATTATCTCCATCAATCCAGCGTCCTTCTGCTTGAGATGCTGTATCGTTCTTATCAAAACCTGGAGGTAATGGTATCTTTTTTAATGGCATGTTTATGCCTATTATAGCACTAATTAAACAGTCTTTAAACTTTGTCTATTTTTTAAACCAGGAAGGTAGTCCTAAGTGTTTTCTTTTATCAAATATATTGTCTTTTGCACCTTTAGTTGCAAGATTATTATAATGTAAAAACACTTGACCACAATCTTGACCTTCAAATTCTTCTCTCCAATGTTCTAATAAATTACCTCTATAAACTAACATATCACCAGGTTTTAAATTTACTTTAATTCCTTTTGTATTATCAGAAATGTAACCCTTATCTTTTACAAGTCCTCCCATTCTAGGATTAGGTTCAATATAGATCGGCCATGAATCTCCACCTAGATTTAATGTTGTAGATATTTCACAACTAAATCTATCTTTGTGACGATGTAATATATCTCCTTTTTTATAAATTCTAGCGTATGAATATGTCGGAATTAATTTTAACTGTGTTTGTTTTTCCATAATAGGTTGAACAGCTAATAATAAAGTTTCCATTGCAATATCTGAATAATGAGAATAGGTATTTGGAACTTGTTCATCATTCCATACACCAAACTCTGTAGTAAATGGAGAAATATATCTTTCATCAAACATTGTTTTTGCAACTTGTCTTTTCATTAAAAAATAATTGTAAACAAAATTTGCAATTTTTGGATCAATTGCTTTTTCAATTACTGTAAACCTATCTTTTTTAAAATTATATTTAGTCATTATATATTTATCTTTGCCATTTCTTTAGGAACTGCTTGTATATTAAAATGAATAAATCTAAATGATTCTTTACCATAATCTACTGCAAATTCATGTTCCATATAACCTGGAAAAAATAATAAAACACCTGGTTTTACTTTAAAATGTACAATCTCTGTACCATGAGTGACTACATTTTCATTTTTAATTTTTAATTTTGTACAACGTGCACCTGTTCTAGGTTCATGAAATATTGGTAAGGAAGTATTTTCACTTGCCTTAAGAAAATAAAATCCACCAACATGTTGATTATGGTGAATATGTGCAGAATGATGACCTCCACCATTTTTTGAAAACTCTTGCACCCAACTTTCAGAAAAGAAAGTTTTATATTGTTGCATATCAAATCCTTGCCAGTCTAAAAACTCCCAAGCTTTTTGACCTACATAATTATGAAAATCTTTAAACTTAGTATCCATAGTTAATGGTGTTGAATGATAAGATGTACCAAAATCTCCATTTTTTTTAATATCTGTTTTTCTTAACTCTTTAGCTTCTTTAATATATGAGTCAGTTGCTTTAGTAAGCGATTTTAAAAAATCTAATTTTTCTTCAAACCAAAACGGTGTTTTAAAATATTCTTCTATAAACATATTATTTAAATGGATATCCTAAGTTCCAAACAACTAAAGAATATCTAGTTCCTTTCGTAACAGGTTGTACTCTATGCCACACAAAACTTGGAAATACAACAATAGAGCCTTTAGGAAGTATTTCCTTTATGGTCAACACATGTTTATCTTCATCACGCATATGTGGATCATAATTTCTACAATCAAATTGTAACTCACCACCAACATATTCTGACCCATCTGTTAATTGGCAAGTTACTGATAATTTTCTAATTTTACCATGTGAGTTTGGATCTTCTGGTTTATTATAAGGAACATCCCAAGAATCACAATGCCAATCATAATATTGATTTAATTTATATTTAGTAAATTGACAGGATTCAGAAAAATTCCAATCATAATTCCAGCCTGCTAATTTATTTGCTTCATGAATATATGGATGTATTTCTTTATAAATCCAAGTGTCATTTAACCAAACGATATTAGAATTTCTTTTCTTTTTTAAATCTATAATTTCTTCTTCTTTTAAAGGTTGTTCTTTTAAATTTCTATTAGAACCAAGTCCACCAGTGATAGCTAAATCTTCTTGATGTTGTAATCCATATTTAATAACTTCATCACAAAATTTAGGGGTTAAAGCTGATTTGAAATAGTAAAAATAGTTAGATAAATTCATAAGTATTAGTTAATATAAAATTTAATTGTTCTGATGTATTAGTAGTTATGTGATATCTTTGTGTAGATGGAAACATTACAAAATCATTATTATTTAAAAATATTTCCCAACTTCTTCCTTTTCT